GTCTAGAAGTAGATTATAAAAATGAATCTGGAGAAGGATTTAGAAAAGTTATCAATAGGTGGAGAAATGAAAATGGGCTACCAATTTTAGATTATCCATAATGAATTCTTTATCTGAACTTCGAGATCTATGCATTAAAGAACAAATACCAATTAAAGAATTTGGTGGATGGTTTTTAAAAATCGGGAAGGATAACTGGACAATGCTCAATGGCGAAATCTATAAGAATGGTGAAAAGCAAAGTCTAAAACAAAAAGGTTTATTTGACAAATACAAAAAGGTAAATACATATGACAATCAAAGCACTCAAACTCGTAAGTGGCGAGGAATTAGTAGTAGAAATTACAGAGGAAACAGAAACAAGTCTGACCTTTAAAAATCCTGTTGCTGTTGTTCTACAGCGCAGACAAGATGGACCTGCTCTTGGATTTGTTCCTTGGATGCAAGCAGGTGATGGTCCCTATACAGTTTCTTTTGACAAGATTATCACACACGGTGAAGTTGCCGAGGAAGTGAAAAACGGATATAATCAAATCTTCGGAGCAGGAATTGTCGTGCCTCCAAAGCAATTGATTACGGGGTAATATGTCCGATTTCTACACAAACATCTCGGTAGCAGGAAAGTATATCCTCTATCGGGGTGTTGAGAATGACAAAAGGGTCAGACGGAAGATTGAATTTCGTCCGACCTTTTTTCTTTTATCACAAGAACAATCCGAATTCACCACACTGACTGGTGAGTTTGTAAAACCAATTGAACCAGGAACAATTCCTGAGTGTCGTGAATTTCTAGAGAGGTACGAGAGTGTCGATAATTTTCCTGTTTTTGGTAATAATCGTTATGAGTATTCTTTTATTGCCGATACTTTTGGTGATGATATACTCTGGGATATTAATAAAGTTAGCATTGCCTATCTTGACATCGAGGTCGGATCCGAAAACGGATTTCCTGAACCAAGAAATGCTAACGAAGAAATTACCGCAATTACACTCAAAATTAAAGGTAATTATTTTGTGTTTGGTGTCGGCGACTATAGCAAGCACCGTGACGATGTGCACTATGCAAAGTGCCGAGACGAATGTGATCTCTTACGAAGATTCCTCGATCTATGGACACGATTCTACCCTGATGTAGTCTCAGGTTGGAATGTTGAGCAATTCGATATTCCATATCTTGCAAATCGCATTATCAAACTTTTTGGTGAGGCTGAAGCAAAGAAATTATCACCATGGGATAGAATCAGCAAACGCGATGCAATAATGATGAATCGCCCAGTGCAATTCTATGATATTTCTGGAATTGCGATCCTAGACTATCTCCAACTATATCGCAAGTTTACTTACTCACAACAAGAATCTTATCGTCTTGACAATATTGCTCACGTTGAGTTGGGCGAAAAGAAAATCGACTTCAGTGAGTTTGAAACACTCCATCAATTATATAAACAAGATTATCAAAAGTTCATTGAGTATAACATCAAAGACGTTGAACTTGTTGAGAAACTTGAAGACAAGATGAAACTCATTGAGTTGGCTCTGACTCTTGCGTATGATAACAAAGTAAATTTTGATGATGTATTCACTCAAGTGCGTATGTGGGACGCGATTGTTTACAATAGTCTCTTGAAAAAGAAAATTGTAATCCCTCAGATGTCAAAGAGCATCAAGAGTTCGCAATATGAAGGTGCTTATGTTAAAGACCCGATTCTCGGAATGCATGAGTGGGTTGCTTCCTTTGACTTGAACAGTCTGTATCCGCACTTGATCATGCAGTATAACATCTCAATGGAAACTCTGATTGAGCCAAAAAACTACAACAATGAACTTCGCGATTTCTTAACTCAAAAGATTGATGTGAATTCACTCTTGGATCAAGAGATAAACACAGACATCGTAAAGAAATTTGGTGTAACTCTAACTCCAAATGGTCAGTTATTTCGAACTAACAAGCAAGGTGTTCTTCCAGAAATCATGGACACTATGTATAAAGATCGAACAAGATATAAGAAATTAGCACTTGAAGCCAAAAAGAAAATCGAAACAGTTCTTGAAGATAAGAATCAAGTGCAGTATCTTGAAAAGCAAGTTGCACGATATAACAATCTTCAGTTGGCAAAGAAAGTTACACTAAACTCTGCTTACGGTGCACTAGGCAATCAATACTTCCGCTTCTTTGATATTCGTATCGCTGAAGGCATTACGACAGCAGGTCAGTTGTCCATTCGCTGGATTGAGAAGAAAATTAATGAGTATATGAATAATCTTCTCAAAACAAAAGATGAAGATTATGTAATTGCATCAGACACTGATTCAATTTACTTGAATATGGGTCCGCTGGTGAAGAAACTTTATCCTGACACTTCTGATTCTAAAAAAGTCATCAAGTTTATGGACAAGGTTTGTGATGATAAGATTCAGCCATTCATTGACGCTTCATATGAAGAACTGAAAGAATATGTAAATGCATATCAACAGCGCATGGAAATGAAGCGCGAGTCTCTTGCTGACAAAGCCATCTGGACTGCAAAGAAAAGATATATTCTAAATGTTCACAACAGCGAAGGTGTTGCTTATGCCAAACCAAAACTCAAGATCATGGGTCTTGAGGCTGTTAAGTCATCAACTCCATCTGCATGCCGCACGAAGATTAAAGAAGCAATCAATATTATCATGACACAAACGCAAGATGACTTGCACAAGTTTATTGATAAGTTTAGAGCAGAATTTAAGAAACTACCAGTTGAGGACATTGCATTTCCAAGATCAGTAAATGGTCTTGGTGAATATGCTGATACTTCTCAGATATTCAAGAAGGGAACACCAATCCACGTGAAGGGTGCGCTTGTTTACAATCATTTGTTAAAAGAACATAAACTCACAAAGAAGTATCAGTTGATTCAAGAAGGTGAGAAGATTAAGTTTGTTTATCTGAAACAACCAAATATTTTCAACAACAACACTCTTGCATTTATATCTGGCATTCCAAAACAACTTGAAGCAGATCAATATATTGATCATGATCTTCAATTTGAAAAGTCTTTCTTGGAACCGCTTGATATTATTCTTTCAACAATTAATTGGCAATCTGAAAAGGTTGAATCGCTTGATTGCTTTTTTGATTGAACTGTTTTATAATAAAGAAATCGTTACATGGAGAAACTCAAATGAGCCTACTTGATAAACTCAAGAAAAATTCTACAATTAAAGACACTGCAATTCTTTCGAAATCTATCTTCTTTGCTGCAAAAGATATGATTCAAACCAGCATTCCTGTAGTGAATGTTGCGTTCTCTGGTGATTTGGATGGTGGTTTCACTCCAGGTCTTACGATGTGGGCTGGTCCGTCGAAGCACTTCAAGACTGCATTCAGTCTCTTGATGGCAAAAGCATATCAGGATAAGTATCCAGGTTCTGTTGTTCTATTCTACGATTCAGAATTCGGCACACCACAAAACTATTTTACCTCATTTGGCATTGATATGGAGCGTGTTGTCCATACTCCTGTGACTGATGTTGAACAATTGAAGTTTGATATCATGAATCAGTTACAAAACATCGAACGTGGTGAGCGCGTGATGATTGTGATTGATTCGATTGGCAATCTTGCGTCAAAGAAAGAAGTTGAAGATGCGCTTGAGCAAAAGTCTGTTGGTGATATGACTCGCGCCAAGCAAATTAAATCCCTGTTCCGTATGGTGACCCCACACCTCACCTTAAAGGACATTCCTATGGTTGTAGTAAATCACACCTATAAAGAAATAGGTCTGTATCCCAAGGATATTGTCGGTGGCGGAACAGGTTCCTATTATTCAGCAGACAATATCTACATCCTTGGTCGTCAGCAGGAAAAAGATGGTGCTGATCTAATTGGTTATAACTTTATTATCAATGTGGAGAAATCTCGTTATGTTCGTGAGAAGGCAAAGATCCCTGTCACAGTTCGTTTCGATGGTGGTATTAGCCATTACAGCGGTCTTTTGGATATGGCACTTGAGTCTGGTCATGTTACGAAGCCAAATGTAGGTTGGTATGCAAAAGTGAATACTACTACTGGTGAAGTTGAAAGCAAGAAGTGGCGTTTGGCTGACACTGAATGTGCAGATTTCTGGGCTAGTATAATGGCTGATCCAACATTCAAGGAATGGGTGCGCAACAATTATCAGTTTAGTGCAGCAATGAGTAATACTGTCACAGAGGTTGAAGATGACGGTCAAGAATAAAATTCAAGATCTTCTTGCCAAGATTGAGTTTTGGTATGCAAAAAAGTTTATCAAACTTGACAAACATTACACCTTTTTTCTAGACTTAAATGGAGCACCAAGCACCTTTGCAATTAAGTATTTGAAAAAATATAATGGAGTGATTGTTGAATTTGCCAATGTGCAAGTTAGCAGCGACACAGGTCAAATGACATTTGATTATGATGTTATCTCCAATGTGAATAATTGTAATGTGAAGTCTAAGAAATTTGATCGCTTTACTCAAAACGTAATGCGTAGTATACTTCATGGTGCTATTGAGAATGACACAAGGGACAAAGATGAAAACAGAAACACTGATCTTGTCAAATCTGATTCGGAACGAACCATTCATGAGGAAGTCGTTGCCATTTCTGAAGAGCGAGTATCTGACAGAAAGTCACGAAAGAAAGGTATTCGAAGAAATAAAGCAGTTCATTCTGAAATACAACAATCTTCCACCGATAGCAGCGATTGAGATCGCTCTTCAGGAGTCCACTAAACTTACAGAAGTTGAGTTAAATAAGTCGTTGGAATTATTGAGGGAGATTTCCAATGACAAACAAGAACAACAACTTGGCTGGTTACTTGATACAACGGAAAAGTTCTGTCAAGAAAAGGCAATCTATAATGCAATCATGGATTCAATTCAAATCCTGGATGGGAAAGATCAAGCGAGGGGTAAAGGAAGTATCCCTGCTTTGCTTTCTGATGCTTTGGGCGTTAGTTTCGATCCTCATATTGGTCATGACTTTTTGGATTGCTACAATGATCGCTACGATTTTTATCATCGTATCGAAAAAAGAATACCCTTTGATCTTGAATATTTCAACAAGATTACTAAAGGAGGACTTCCGCAAAAGACCCTTAACATTGCTCTTGCAGGTACTGGCGTCGGCAAGTCTCTTTTTATGTGTCATGTGGCTGCTTCTTGTCTGACACAAAACTACAATGTTCTGTATATCACTCTTGAAATGAGTGAAGAGAAGATCGCTGAAAGAATCGACGCGAATCTTCTAAATGTTTCTCTTGACGATCTCATGAACATGCCGAAAGACATGTATGAGAAGCGCATGGGTAAACTCAAGGAAAAGGTCAAAGGCAAACTGATCATTAAAGAGTATCCAACTGCTTCTGCGAACCCTGCTCACTTTCGAGCACTCATTAATGATCTGGCTTTAAAGAAGAACTTTCGCCCCGACATTATCTTCATTGACTATCTAAATATTTGTGCTTCTGCAAGAATCAAAGCAGGAGCGAATGTGAATAGTTATACTTACATTAAAGCAATTGCAGAAGAACTTCGCGGACTGGCAGTAGAGAATAATGTTCCGATTGTTTCAGCAACTCAAACGACACGCTCTGGGT